ACTCTTGGCACACCCCAGTCAGGCACATTAACAAACTGTACGGGTTTACCCTTAACCACAGGTGTAACAGGTACTTTGCCAGTAGCCAACGGCGGAACAGGAATTACATCCCTAGGCGCAGGTGTTGCTACATTTTTAGGCACACCTTCTAGCGCTAACTTGCGTACGGCTGTGACGGACGAAACAGGTACGGGCGCGTTAGTTTTTGCTACAAGTCCTACATTGGTTACGCCAACATTAGGCGTTGCTACAGCGACGTCCGTTGCGACTGGCCCCGTGTTTGGTACAGTCCAGTCGTTATCAGGCCCAGGCGCCGTAAACATCACTACGTTAACCACGGCGTTTACGTCTACAGGCGCAGGCAATGCGTTGACCTTAGCTGACGGCGCAGCAGGTCAATTAAAAACGATTGTGTATGTTGCTGAAGCTGGGGGTGGTGATACAGGGGTTTTGACTCCTACTAATCTTGGCAGTGCAACTACTATTACGTTTAACGCTGTTGGTGATTCCGTTACCCTTCAGTTTATTGGTGCTGACTGGTGGGTTATTGGTTTCCGCGGCGCTGTGGTTGCGTAACGCATGAAAACGCCAATTTTAGGGCAAGCCTATGTAGCCCGTAGCGTTAATGCGGCGGACAACCGCATGGTCAACTTGTTCCCTGAAGTTATCCCCAATGAAGGTAAAGAAGCAGGGTTTTTAAACCGTGCCCCAGGCTTGCGTTTATTTATCACTGCTGGCAATGGCCCGATTCGTGGCTTATGGGCGTTTGAAGGGAATATGTACGCGGTATCAGGGGATACCCTATATAAGATTGATAGCGCCTACACCGTTACATCGTTAGGCACGATTGCTGGTACAGGGCAAGTATCCATGTCCGATAACGGTACGCAGTTGTTTGTAGCAGCCAATGGCCCAAGCTACATTTACAACTCCAACACCAACGTCTTTGCACAGATTACCGACCCTGACTTCCCTGGCGCAGTCACCGTTAGTTACCTTGACGGGTACTTTACATTTAATGAACCCAACAGCCAAAAGATATGGGTCACTAGCCTATTAGACGGCTTGTCAGTCGATCCGTTAGACTTTGCTAGTGCAGAAGGCTCACCTGACGGCTTAATAGCCGTAATCGTTAATAACCGTGAAGCGTGGCTGTTCGGTACAAACTCCATTGAGGTTTGGTACGACGCAGGTACACCTGACTTTCCGCTTGCCCGTATTCAAGGTGCCTCTAACGAAATTGGTTGCGTTGCACCATTTTCGGTTGCCAAACTTGACAACTCGGTGTTTTGGCTAGGACAAGACGCTAGGGGCCGTGGCATCGTTTACCGCAACAATGGCTACACAGGCGTACGCGCGTCTAACCATTCAATCGAGTGGCAGATCCAGCAATATGGCGATATTAGCAATGCCATAGCCTATACCTACCAGCAAGACGGCCATAGCTTTTACGTACTGACATTCCCCACCGTACAAAAGACGTGGGTGTACGATGTGTCAACCCAATCATGGCATGAACGGGCTGGCTGGTCTAATGGTGAATTTATACGTTATCGCCCTAACTGCCAAGTAGCGTTTAACAATGAAATTTTTTTAGGTGACTACGAAAACGGCAACTTGTACGTTTACGATTTAGATGTCTATGCCGATAACGGGCAAATTCAAAAATGGTTGCGTTCATGGCGCCCGATCCCAAGCGGTCAAAATAATCTGCGCCGTACCGCCCAGCACAGCCTACAACTTGATTGCGAAACGGGCGTAGGTATCAATTTAGGTATAACCGAAACAGATCCTACAGCAGCGTATTTTGTTGCGTCTACCCCTGGAGTTCAAAGCCCCATCATTACAGGTTCAGGCGAATACCTAATATTTAACATGGCTAATATCCCTGCGCCCTTAAGCACCCAAGGCAAAAACCCTGAGTGTATGCTGCGCTGGTCAGACGATGGCGGTCATACCTGGTCAAACGAGCATTGGGCGCCTATGGGCAGAATTGGTCAGTTTGGACGCCGAGTGTTCTGGCGTCGGCTTGGCATGACCATGAAGTTGCGTGACCGCGTGTACGAGGTGTCGGGTACTGATCCAGTCAAGATCGCTATTGTAGGCGCTGAACTGCTATTGAGTCCAACCCGTGCCTAGTCCGCTTAACATCACCAACATACCAGCGCCGCGTACGCCGCTGACCGACCCAGTTACAGGGCTATTGTCCCGTGAATGGTATCGGTTCTTTTTAAATTTGTTTGATTTAACAGGTGGGGGTACTAATCCAACTACCCTTGAAGATTTGCAGATTGGGCCACCGAACAACGACCAGTTTGTGTTGGATCTGCAAAACGTTACCGAAGTGCAGACCAATGACAGCCCGTTGGTGTCACAAATTGCTGAATTAGCCAAACAAGTTCAGACCGCTGAACTTAGCGCCGAAGCTGCCGTAAATGCGTTGCAGGCTCAGATTATGAACCTGTCAACGGATGTGCAAGCTTTAGCGGTTGCGCCCCCAACAACACCTCAATTAAAACGCGCTCGGTACGGATCGTTTTATGACACCACTACGCAAACTGCCACGACCATCAATACGGCTAAAGCCATTACGTTTAACACCACCGATTTGAGTAACGGCGTGTACCTTGGCTCGCCAACGTCACGGGTATACGTGGATACGGAAGGTATCTATAACTATCAACTGTCTATTCAGTTAGATAAAACTAGCGGTGGTAATGAAGATTTTTATATTTGGTTCAGACTTAACGGCGTAGATGTCGCTAACAGCGCTAGTTACATACAAATTCAAGGCAACAACGCTGAAATTTTTTCTGCTTTAAATTACTTTTTTGACTTAAAATCAGGCGATTACGTAGAGATAATGTTTTCGGTTTCGGATCTTAGCGTTGAACTTGGGGCTTTTGCCGCTGCTCCGCCTGTCCCAGCCATACCATCTATTATCCTTACCGTTGCAAACAATATCGAAGGAGCATCAATATGACCGTCACCGTAAAAGTACTAATCCCCGCCAAAATTGCTGAGGGAACGCAAGTTACCCAGTACACCGCCAATGGCGTAACAACCATTATTGACAAGTTTACGGCGACCAACTACGACACCACCGCCCGTACCATCAGCGTCAATTTGGTTACGCTCGCTGGCACCGCAGGCAATGACAACTTGATTGTTAAGACCAAGTCTTTACAGCCAAGCGAAACATACACGTTTCCTGAGATTGTAGGCGCAGCACTAGCAGCAGGTGGGTTTATATCCACCATTGCTAGTACGGGTACGTCCATTACGATTCGGTCAAACGGCAGAGAGATTACAAGCTAATGTTGTCTAACGATATTGTTCAAAATTTTACGCCAGATAAGGCGCAAATTGACCATTTGCAAGCGGAAATGGTAAAACTGCCTCAAGCTGAATTGCAAACAGAGCATTATTTTTCAGATGGAATGTATTGTCGTAAAGTGTTTCGCCCTGCTGGAACGGTTATAGTAGGCAAAATTCATAAAAAAGCACACTTTTTTTTATGCGCAAAAGGTGAAATAATAGCGTGGACAGAATTGGGTATGCGTGTTTTACGCCCTGGTGATATTGTAGAGTCAAAACCAGGGACTAAACGAGTAACATACGCTACGGAAGATTCAATAGGCATTACGTTTCACAAAACAGATAATACTGATTTAGATGAAATTGAAACAGAATTAATTGAACCAGATAATACCGCTTTGTTTGATTCTAGCAACAACATAAAGCAGTTTGTTATTGAAGCGCAACGCGCTTTAAAAGGAGAATGATATGACTTGGGTCGCCGCCGCCGTTGTAGCTACAGCTACTATAGGTAGTTCATTAATAGGTGCAAATGCTTCAAGAGGCGCCGCTGCATCTCAAGAACGAGCCGCGCAACAAGCGTCAGACGTTCAACGACAAATTTTTGAACGCCAAGTTGAATTGCAAGAGCCGTTTAGACAAGCTGGTTTAGCGGGTCAAAATCGGCTATTACAGTTGCTAGGACTTGGCAAAGATAAAACGGCTCCTGGCTTTGGCAAATACGCTACGGCTGAGTTTGGCGCTGACAAATTTAAAGCTGACCCAGGCTACGCTTTTCGTATGTCTGAAGGCATGAAAGCCTTAGAGCGTTCGGCTGCAGCTAGAGGCGGCCTATTATCAGGCGCAACTTTAAAAGGCACACAGCGCTACGGACAAGACCTAGCATCACAAGAATACATGAACGCGTTTAACCGTTATCAAGCTGAACGTGCAGGTACGCTAAACCCATATCAAGCCTTGGCTGGCACAGCGCAAACAAGCGCTAACGTATTGGGCGGCCAAGCAGGTCAATTAGGTCAACAACTTGGTTCTAACATTATTGGCGCAGGTAACGCACAAGCCGCAGGGCAAATTGGCTCGGCTAACGCTATTGTTGGTGGCGTAGGTCAAGGCATTAATTTTTATCAAAATCAACAACTTTTGAATCGTCTATATCCTGCCCGTGGTGGCGGTGGAGGCGGTTTTGGTTATATGGGCGGCAGTGAAGGTAGCTTGTCGTGGGGCGATTAAGGAAAAAATATGGCACAAATTGATCCAAACATTGCGTTAGGCTTTCGGATGCCTCAAATCCAAGACCCGCTTGCGGCGACGGCTC